CCGCGCTGCATATCGAAGCTCGAATAACTCTCGATAGGCTTTCCAGATAGCCTCTCGGAAACCACGTCAAGAATATAGGATTGGCGCGTCTTACCTTTCCCACCGGTTAGAAGCTCCTTTGCATGGCTCATCGTCACCACGCCACAGCGGAGTTTCTGCCATTCCTCGCTGCCCTGTTCGCACTTATGAACGATCATTGTTGACTCCTCGTTGTACTGCAACCTGACATACGCTACAATGTCGGCCTCGGTTGCAAATACTGTCTTAAGACCCCGCCGCTAGGAGTTGGCGCTCCTAGCGGTTTTTTATGCGTCGAATTCTTTGTGGACATCGCTCGACACGATAGAGCGAAGGGGTAGCGCAATCGTATTTGCGATGGCTTGTGCGGCGCGCTCCATTTTTTTCTTGTCTTGGATNNGGCGCAACTGCTCAGTCGCAATGGTAGACTGAAACAACTCATCAAGAACCCGCTGCATCAGGGCTTGTTCAGCCTTGCCGTGACCGCTTGAAATCTCCAAGTCTCTAATTCGTTCGGAGATTTCATCCGCGATTTCGTTAGCTCTTTGTTCCATATCGCGCTTAAATTCCTTTTCGCTTTCTCGCTCGAAATCCCAATCGTGCATGTTTCCTGGCGCGGTATTCATAGCCCGCACCACCGAATAGCGGCGAAGATCGACACAGCGGCGGCGACGAAGAGAACGCCGTTGCGGATGAGCGCACGGTGCAAGCGGCGACGAGCCGCGCGGTGGATGGCCTGTTCTTGTAATCGTCGCAATGCGAGATTGCGCTCAATGCGGGAAACAATCAATTCCGCCGCTAAACGCTGTCTCGCGGTCCTGTCTTCAAAAATTGCGCTCATACCGTTCTCCTTTAAAAAGCCCGCCGGCGGGAGTCGAACACGCACCGGCGGGAACCACCAAAGGAAGGATGGCCCTCCGCCATGCGGTGCTGAGGTCCATGGCGTCGGGTTGGATGAATCATATAGCTATTGCTGCACGCATACAAGAGCAATTGCTGTAATTTTTTGGTTGACCCTGTTTACAGCTATTGCTAGCATAGCTACATGAACCTAGAACAATTTTTCGATAAGCACGGGACCTCGCGCGTCTCAGATGTCGCTCGCGCGGCTGGCACAAACCTCGCGTACTTGCGTCAATGCAAGTACGGCACTCGTCGCATGAGCGCCGATCTAGCGGTCAAGATTGAGGCCGCTAGCGGGCGAGAGATGACCGCGCCGGAGCTTCGTCCAGACCTGCCTTGGCGTAAGTGACGAAAAGTTTTAATTCCCCCGAATTCTGGGGAATTAAACGGCCCACCACAAACAGCCGCGTCCAATCACCGGGTCCCTTTTCCCGGATGCCCACGCGCTACGGCTGGGGTCGCTGGACTGACGCCGATGTCCATGCCGCCAATGTTCGGCGAATAATCGGATAGGGCGATGACAAGGCGCCTCCCGTGCCCGGCGGGTAATCCGGGCAATCCCATCACAATCGGAGAAACAAAATGCCCGATGAAAAATTGCAGAACATGACTCTACTTGAGGCGGAAACGGTTCTGAGCAAAAACGTATATGCCGCCACTCGATTGATTGAAGAACTGGAATATATGAAATCATCTAGCGGATTGAAAAGAATTACAGGAAACGGGCATCACCTGCGCCAGGTCATCGCCGAATTCGCAGTCAAGTTGCTACGGGAACGGTGGGAAGATTGATGACCGAAAAAAGCCCGCACCGGTGTGTAGACCGGGCGGGCCAGTTCAGCCAACCTATCAGGAGGTTAGCCGTGAGTGATTTTACCAAAAGGTTGAGCATACAGCATCCGAGATTTATGGATGTTCCTGGTCTCGGCGAAGATATGTCCTATGATGAGTTTCTGAGCCGGAAATCACAAATAGGTTATGAATTTGGTTTCGATCCGGTTTGGATGCCTGATTTTCTGTATGACTTCCAGTCAACTCTGGTTGAGTGGGTGCTACGGAAAGGGCGCGGCGGAATATTCGCCGATTGCGGTCTTGGCAAGACCCCGATGGAGTTTGTTTGGGCTGAAAACGTGGCCAGCAAGACTGGAAAAAAGGTCTTGATATTGACCGCGCTTGCAGTGTCTTTTCAAATGTTGCAAGAGGCTGAAAAGTTCGAGATTGAACTAAAGGCGTCCGGCGACGGGACCGCGCACCGGCTAACCGTCACGAACTACGAAAAGCTATGCAAGTTCGATCCTGCTGATTTCGCGGGTTGTGTTTGTGACGAATCCAGCATTCTAAAATCATTTGACGGCACTCGGCGCGGGGAAATTACCGCGTTTATGCGAAAAATTCCCTACCGATTGTTGGCAACCGCCACCGCCGCGCCGAATGATTTTACCGAACTCGGAACATCATCTGAAGCCTTGGGATTTTTGGGCTACATGGATATGTTGAATCGATTCTTCAAGAATGACTTGAACAACTCGGCAACCGGAAGAATGCGCGGAGAGGTTATTAAATGGCGGCTGAAAGGTCATGCCGAAAAGTCGTTCTGGCGCTGGGTCTGTAGCTGGTCGAGGTCAATTCGCAAACCATCAGACCTTGGATTTGATGATCGGGCTTTTATCTTGCCTGAACTGATCGAACGGCAGCATCTTGTTAAGGCAAGCAAGCCGCGTCAAGACTTGCTATTTGAACTGCCGGCAATTGGATTGAAGGAACAGCGAGAAGAAAGAAAGAGGACGATCAAGGAACGTTGCCATCAAGTCGCCGATCTTGTGAAAAACACTGGTGAGCCGGCAATAATATGGTGCAACCTCAACGAAGAGGGGAACTACCTTGAAAGTATTATTCAAGATGCAATTCAGGTTTCAGGTAAAGATAACGACGACAAAAAAGAAAGTAAGCTAGTGGCATTCGCGAAAGGCAATGAAAGGGTGCTTATCACCAAGCCTAAGATTGGCGCTTGGGGACTCAACTTCCAGCATTGCGCGCATGTGTTGACTTTTCCGACACATTCATACGAACAGCATTATCAACTCATTCGTCGTTGCTATCGATTCGGACAAAAAAAGCCGGTGAAGGTTGATATTGTATTGACCGAAGGAGATAAGGAGGTTATAAAAAACTTGTCGGCGAAGTCAAGCAAGGCCGACCGGATGTTTCAATCGCTTGTCGCTGAAATGAATAATGCCCTGACTATCGAAAAGCAGGGAGACTACGACCTACCGTTAAAGGCTCCGCAATGGCTATAAAAGACCAAACCATTAACGACAAGTACGCCATTTACAACGGCGATTGCATCGAGGTGATGGCGGATATTCCTGATAGTCGCATTCACTTATCTGTTTATTCTCCGCCTTTCGGCGGCTTATATCATTACAGCAGCAACGATAAAGACCTATCGAATAACGACGATTACGCGGAATTCTTCAAGCATTATGAATTCGTTGTGAAAGGTCTCCATAGAATCACAATGCCGGGAAGGATTACCGCCGTGCATTGCATGGATGTCCCGACCGGAAATAGCGGGACAGATGCCTTGATTGATTTTACTGGTGACATTATCCGGCTACATATCAAGAATGGATGGGAATATATTGCTCGCTATTCGATCTGGAAAGAGCCGCTCGCCGTGCGCAATCGCACGATGCAAAAGAACCTAGCGCACAAAACCATCGTCGATGATTCATCGCGTTGTAGCGTAGCCAGCGCCGATTATCTGGTCTGTTTCAGAAAGAAAGGGAATAATCCGGTACCAATCGAACACCCTCAAGGGTTATTCGACTATGCGGGAGAACGGAAAATACCGCATGAGCTGATGCAGTATCGCGGATGGCGCGGGAAACAAACCGAAAACCGCTACAGTCATTGGATATGGCGACAATATGCCAGCGCGTTTTGGGATGATATACGTATGAATCGGACATTGCCTTATCGGGAAGCGCGGGACAGCGAAGACGAAAAGCACGTTCATCCTTTGCAACTGGATGTCATCGACCGGGTATTGACGCTATGGAGTAATCCAGGCGAGCGCGTCTTTACGCCGTTCATGGGCGTCGGGTCGGAGGTCTATTGCGCGGTCATGGCTAATCGTCTCGGCATGGGCGCTGAACTAAAGCCTAGCTATTACCGGCAAGCCGTGAAAAACTTGATGGTCGCTGAACAAGGGCGATGGATCGAGGAAACGAACGAAGAACTATTATTTGCTGATGACGAATAATCATCAAGACGATCTCGAAGCGGTATACCTCAGAACGATACCGCGCCACAACATGCTCAGCACTGCTATCATGTGCCTTGCTGAGCATGATGTCTTCAGACAATTAAAGTCTGAAGGATTGCTGTTGAAGTACAAGCAACAGCCTTACTACCAAAGCGGATACTGGCATTCCGTGCATTACCGTGATTACCAGTTGATGCTTGATTTAACTGGAAACTTAGACGCCCCACTATGACCCCTTTAGAGAGAATAATCGCGTTTCTCCGCGATCATCCAGACAGTACCCGCGCGCAAATTAGCGAACACTGTGGGCACGAACGAAACTGGGCGTGGCGCTGGGTCAGAGTTCTGGTTTTACAAGGGAATGTCGTACCCAGAAAAATAAACAAGAGTGAGATTAGATATACTCTAATCGATGACGCCATAAAAGACATTCGGGTTGATGGAAGATATAACGCTACAATCAGATCCCTGGTTGAGTTCGAGAAATTTCAAAAAGATGTTACACCGATGATTGAAGCAATGCCAGGAAGATCATCGGTATTCTATGCGGAAATGTTAGGGCATAAAGTAGCTACTGTAGCGCGTCGCTTGTGTAAAATGCGAACAATGGGAATTTTATTCTCTGATAGTCGACGTCGTCAGAAGATGCAACATAAGGCTACGCTGTGGTGGATAAAAGGGAGTGAGCCTAAATGGCTTGACGAAGTTGAATCCCAAGAAGAGCAAGTAACAATATGGAAAAACAGCAAACGGGCGATTAAAAATACTGAGCAGGATTTCTATTCAATAAAAGAGGATAACGACAATTGGTTTCGAGAAATCAATAAAACACGAAAACAAAAGATGATGGAAAGATTGCGCGCTGAAAACCAACAGATGCCAATCCCATCTTACGCGGAATTCTTTAAACGACAAGAAGGAAGGAATTGAAAATGCCTGAACATTACACAAATGAATCAGCCGCTCACCTCCTACTCTCAATGACAAGGATTGTAGAGAAGCCGGAAGACTGTGAAGCATTACGGAAATGCTTGAATCAAGCGGTTAAAATTGCGGTTGAAGAAAAAGACAAGGAGATTGATAAGCTAAGAAGGCATAAAGTTAAACTCATGAAAAGGATTGTGTTCATTAGCAAGTTATTTCTTGAATATGCGTATAGCAGAAAGCCTGAACTCGATGTCGAGTATGCTGTATTTTGCCCAATTCCTGACGGTGAATAGCCATGCTTGAACATTACACCGATGAATCAGCCGCCGCGCTGCTGCGCGAAGTCACTGGAATTAATGAATTTCCAGATAATTGCAGCGGCTTGGCGGCATGTTTGAATGCCGCTATCGCTAAGATACAAGCAAACTATTATCATGTGCGCACCGGTAAGGCTGTTGACGCAGCCCCACCCGGCACGTCTTGCCAATATCCTAACTCAGATAGGAAATTGACCAATGTTATATTATAACATATCTGCTTTTCCTGCTTCCAGTTTTTTAACGTGGGAGCGCGATCAATGAATCCCCTATCAATGCTCGCGTTGTGGTGCTGGTTCAGAAACAATCCTCAAGCCTCATTCTCAGAATTTCAAGACTCTTTCCATCGTGCAATGCGAATTGGAGGGAAATCATGAGCGCTAAGCCTAGCAATGTCGTGAAACTTGAAGATCGGCGATTCTGGAAAGAGGTCAACGAAAGGCTGGCGCTCAACGCGCTCATTATGGAATCAGCCGCGCATGATAAGCGGCTTACAAAGATTGATCTCGTCGCATTGATAACCCTCCTAAACAACCGTCAATTCTCAAACATAATCCGCTCTCTTCCGGGAAGATGGCCGGAAAAATCCATTCAGCGGCTTGTTAATTGCGGTTATCTCGTGGATTGTGGAATTGTCACTAATCATGCGGTCCCTGAACTTGCGCCGTATTTACGCGCGTTTGAACTCTCGGACAGAGAAGCGAATAGAGAGTGGTGGATGGAATGAATTCTGATATTAGGCTTTCAGTGAGTTTTTGGGATCATTGGAAAACAGTAGTTCTTAAAGAGGATTTGGGTTATCAGGGAGTTGAATCATTACAGCGATTATGGTGTTTTTCAGCTATCAACAAGCCAACCGGGAAGCTCGTCGGCATGAACTCCAGGGCTATAGAAATCGCTGCAAGATGGACCGGGGCACCTGGGGCGCTGACCACAAAGCTCGTCGAGCTGGCATTTTTGGACTCTCAGAACGGCGTCTACGAACTTCATGACTGGGAAGAGCACAACGGCTACGTGGTCCATGCTCCAGACCGATCAGACAAGGCAAGAAAAGCCGCAAGTGCAAGATGGGAAAGGAAAAACGACATAGAGCCACCACCAAGAAATGCTACGAGCAATGCTACGAGCAATGCTACGAGCATTCCTAGGAGCATTCCTAAGAGCATTCCTAAGAGCAATGCTCAAAGCAATGCCCCTTCTCCTGCTCCTGCTCCTGCTCCTGCTCCTGCTCCTGCTCCTGATCTTGGAAGATTGGAGGAGGAGGTGGTAACTGTCGCGCGAGACGGTTCCGCCACCGCCACCGCCGTTCTCATGGTTGACCAACCGATGACGTTCTCAGCATCCGACATTCAAGCCGTCGAACAAATGCGGGAAGTCTGGAACAGGAAATGTCCTGGCCACGGATTGCATCGGCTCGCTGAATTGCGGCACTGGCCAGATAATCGAATCGAAGCGGCTAAGAATTTTCTATTCAAAAAAATCGACGGTGACTTGGATCGATGGGAAAGGCTAATCGATCACGTTCTGAAAGATTCGCTCATGACGGGTGGCGCACCGGCAAAAAAAGGCTATGCTCATCCATGGGCGGCATCATTTGACTGGCTGCTAGAACAAGCCAATATCCTGAAAGTCATGGAGGGGCGTTGATGGAAACCCAGCCATTGGCGAGCATTGAAGCCGAAATATCGGTTATCGGCGGCATCCTAGTTTCTCCTATCGCATTCTCCGAAGTCTCGGCAATCGTTTCCGCCGGCGACTTTTCAAAAGAATTGCACCGGAGAATATTTGCGGCGATGACAGCGATGGACGCGGCGGGACAGCCGATTGACGTGCTGACTATTGCTGAATGGATGGAATCGAAAGGGACTTTGCAGGACGGCGATTGGGCCTATATCGGGATTGCCGCAAGAGATACCCCCAGCGCCGCGAATGTTCTGGCCTATGCGCGAATCGTTCGAGACCGGGCACGGCGTCGGGAATTGATTCAGCTTGGAACTGATTTGCAAGCATGGGCGATGCAAGATGACGCGGAAAAGGCGATTGCGAAGCTCAAGGTCGCGATTGATTCAGTCTCCGATGCGGCTGGATTGGAATCAGGATTAGTGCCGATCAAGACTTTGCTTCCGATGGTTGTTAATGAAATCGATCAACGCTTTGAAGGCATCGCGCCGAAAGGTTCACCAACCGGCCTTGCTGATTTCGATGCAAAGACTTGCGGATTAAAGCCGGGAAAACTGTACCTGGTGGCTGGCAGGCCAGCGATGGGGAAAAGCGTCATTGGATTGCAGATTGCGGCGCGCGTCGTGGCTGACTGCGGCAAAGCCGCTTATTTTACCGCCGAGATGCCGAACGCTGAACAAGTCGAGCGACTGGTTGCGAATGTCGGACATATCGATCTTGGCGCATTGCAAACCGGGAAACTAGGTGATGAGCAATGGTCAAGGCTGACTTCTGCGGTTACGAGCTTGTCCAACGCAAAGCTCTGGTTCGACGAAACAGGCTCACCTTTGCTGTCCGATATTCTCTCGAAAGCACGGCGGCTGAAACGGCGCGAGGGGAATATCGATCTTGTGGTGGTTGATCATGCCGGGCTAATTGAAGCTGGTGGCGAGAATCGCCAGAACGCGCAAAGCACCGTTGCCCGTGCGCTGAAAGGATTGGCAAAGGAACTCTCTTGCCCGGTTATCGCGCTTGTGCAGCTCTCTCGTAAACTTGAAGATCGTGTCGATAAGCGCCCGATGCTTTCCGATTTGCGGGACAGCGGAGAATGGGAACAATCCGCTGACGTTGTAGCAATGCTATACCGAGATGAGATTTACAATCCAGATAGCCCTGACAAAGGCTGTGCGGAATTGCTGATTCGTAAACATCGCGGCGGAGTTTTGGGGATTATCCCGCTACGATTCCTTGGTCAATATTCCCGCTTTGAATCCATGGCTGGCGGTTTGCCGTCATGGGATTTACCGGCACCAACGAAAAGAAACAATCGAGGAATTGATTTATGAAACCGCATAGCCAAGACGAAATGATGATCAAACTCGAAGATTGGTTTGACGGTGAAATTTCCAGCGAAAACTGTGCAGCGATTGCAGACGCGCTTGAGGATTTGATTCCGCTATTTCCTGATGAAGATCATCCAGGGCATATTGGAAACTGGAAAAACAAAACTCAAAAGTTCGTTGATGGATTGCGGTTGGCTGCACAATCAGGCGAGGCGCTACGATTCCAGTGATGAACAACCAACCACTGCAACCAGACAAGAGATTCAAGCACGGCGATCGAGTGCTTTTCATGCCGCCACCTGCCGCTTATTCGCAACAGTGCCTGCAAGCGCGTTGTGTTGGTAAAAAAGGATTTATTGCGAAAATGCAATCTGAGGAATACGGGTTAGTGGTTTTCCCTGATGGTCCGTGTCTTTTAAATTTGAGATACTGCGAGAAGCAATGTTGCAACAAAAGACGGAAAGCCATTTAGCATTTACCGATGCAAAACATGCGGCGATGTCGTGGCGATTTGGAGCGAAGTTGTTAACGAATACTGAAAGAGGATTGCACCATGGCTGCATGTGATTACTATCTTTGCGATATTTGCGAATGTAAAACTTTTTATGATTCCGCATTGTACGGCAATGATTTTCCGGTAAACCTCAATCCAACGACTTTACACCCATGGCCAGACGGCGACGTTGGAAACATGGCCGTAATTTGCAAGGACTGCGCGAAAACGCATCGAATCGAAATCAAGCCTATCAATGGGGATAGCAACAATGCAACTGAATGACATTTGTTTTTCTATCAAAGCTTATGATTGCGACGGCGACGTTTGCGAAACCGGGATATTCCTGCATTTCGGAGAAACCCGCGTGAAGGTCGCCGAGACTCTCGACGAATTTAAGGCCGTCGCTGAACGCATCAGCGGAATGTCGATAGAGATTTCCGAAAAGCTACGGGGTGGCCGGTGAGCGCCCGCCGCAAGCGCCCGCCGCGCCCCTCCAACAGGCTCCCGAAGAACCTTTACGCCGTCTTGGACGGGGACCTGTCGAGCCTACGGGCCACGGTTGGCGATTTAAGCCGCCAAATCGGCTCAGGAAGCCACGCTACGAAGGAGGCCGCTANNGGTACGTCAGGAAAACGCCTAGAATCGCAGAATTTACCGTTCGAGGGGAAGCCATGAAACTAGACGTGTTCGATGTCGGAAGCCGGGTCAGAAAGGTGGGCGGTAGTTACTCCGCAATCGGTACGATCCGCGCGGCATTCGAGTCGAGAGATGGAGGGCGTCGGTATGTATTCGATTTCGACGAGCCGCCCGGTCTATTGCATATCTTTAATCATTTGCAGCTTATGAAACTTGATGATATTGAGGAGAACGAAAAAAGCGATGAATAAAGAAAACATCCCCGAACTCTTGAAAAAAGCCATCAACTGTTGGGAATCTCTCCGTGAACCAATGGTCGATTCAGGCATCGTCGATCCAAAAGGCATTATCCCGCACCTCGTCATCGATGCCTTTTTTTCCGGGTATCGGGATGGTGCAACGTCTGGTCATGACCACAAAATTCAAGTGACTCGAATCTACGGAGCACGCGGTACTGATGTCTTCGCTGAAGGCGTGCTTAGCACCAAAGGCGATCTGATCAAGATCGAGGGGATCCGGGATATGGAAATCACGCCCGACGAAGCCGCGAGGCTTGGGAAAGAACTGATCCGGCTTGCGCGTATTGGTGGATGGATAGACCCGGAAGAGGATGATGGGAAATAATTACCTCCCCTTCGAGAGTGATATAAATGGAAAACACAGACGATTCCGTGTTGGGCGAGCAATTAGTCCGCGCTCGCGCCGAGATACGCCGCTTGCAAGTCTGTCTTGAAGAGAAGAACCGGGCGCTTGATGCTATGCACTACGTATGGTGCAGTGGAGGTTGTAAGACCGGAACACATAGATGGACACAACAGAACATCACCGAGTCAGTGGTCGAAGAGGCGGAGAGAAATACTCGACGACTTCGTGCATGGTTTGAGTCCAGTAAGTTAAGGCGGGCAGATTGATGACCATCATCTACCGGATTCAAGACAAAGACGGGCGCGGGCCTTGGAAGCCTGGATTTTCTGGGCGATGGGTTGAATATCGTGACGATCATCAATTATTGCAGCCATGGTATATCGAATTTCCAGATTTGAAATTTGAGAAAGGCTGGCGGTATGGGTGCGGTTGCGAAACAAGAGAGCAATTGCGTCGATGGATTACCAGCGGAGAATATACAACATTGCGTATTCTTGGTTATCGTTCAGTGATGATCGATGCGTGTGAAATAGTGTCTAGTTCAGAGATTCAGTGCGTGTTCAGAAAAAGAGAGAAATTTAACATTGGCGCTACTGAGTTTGATCTATATTGGGAATTGCATCATGCAGAACACATGGCCTAAAGGTTATCGACACGTCATGTCGCAAAGTGAGCACGGGCACTGGAACACGGAACATTTTC